CGCGCTGGGACTCGGCCTTTCGCATAAGCGCCCGATATGCCTCAATCGCGTCTTTGAGGTCGCGCTGTAGCTGCTCAATCCTTTCGTTCTGCTCAACCATCTTATCGTTCGCTTCCTCGGCAAACTGGGCTAGGTTTTCTTGCGTCCAAGTTTTGAAGTTTGACATTTCGTATCTTTAACAATCTACTGATTACGGTGTGGCTGACATTGAAGCGCCGCGCTATTTCTTTCTGGTTCACTCCAGCATCGTGCAAAGTATAGACTCGGCTAACTGAGATGTCCTTTGGTGGTCTACCAGCACCGGCTCTCTTGCCGCCGTGGGTCATTTTTTTACCTTTTGTCTGGTTTCGTAAAAATTAACGGCCATACGCAGCCAAAAAACACCATGAGCACTGCAAAGATGGCAAAGGCAAAACAAATACCAAAGCCAATTGCCCAAAGGTAGTTGTCGGTCATGGTGATGTCTCTCCATCAGTCAAGTCATTGCCGCCGACTTTGGACGCACTTACCGGCCCACTCGGTAATCCGTAAAAATCCTTGGGGTCGGCTGCAACTTGTATTGTCATGTGTTCTTCTCCTTTAGCAATCGCTCAATTGACTCGGCAATCTGCTTGAATCCCAGCGGAAACCTAACGGCTTTTGGGTCTATGAATTGCAAGACCCTCAAGCGTTCCTCATCCGTCAGCCCTACCCATGTGCGCTGCTCTGGCAACTCAGACTTCATCTTGCGAATCCAGTGCTGAACAGGGCGGTCTTCACGGCACTGATCGAAGTGTTGTTGGGCCAGCCAATCAAGTGTTTGCTCTGGTGTCATGTGTTCTTCTGTGGCGGTGTGCATGTGTGAATCGTGGTCAGGTCAGCAGTACGCTTGCCACACCTTGGGCAGAAGTTGCGCTCGTCTGGCTCTGCCAAAGCATCTTTAATCGCCCACCGAACACACCTACGCTCATGTGCATTTGTTTCAATGTATTCAAGGCACATCTGTAGTGCTTCGTCTTGGGTCATGTGTTCCCCCTTGCTCGGATGTCGGCGGCTTTTGCGTCAAGCAACTTAACACCTTCTTCACCACCAAGATATCCCCAACTTGCTTCCCGCCTATGCTCTTCGCTTGGCTCACACACCTTCGCACACGCTTCACGCTCATCAGCACGGACAAGCTCGGCAAAGCGTTCAAGCATGGCGTCAAGAGTTGGTTGTCGGGTAGTGCAATACACATTAGCCTCACGCGCCATCTCAATGATTGTTTTCATATCAGAAGACTCCAAACCCAAAGGCCGGTAAAGAACACCGCCAAGAAGATCACCATCAGCACCACCAGCACAGCGCCCACCATCACGCTGCCGATCACTTGCCAGGTGTCTGACACTGGCTCGATGTCGGCGGGTACTTCTGGATACGGCTTGACCTTGCGCGTCGCTGGCTCCTCCAGCTCCGCATCGGTGAAGTGGCAGAGGTGAGAGCATTGCGGCTTGTGGGGGCAGAGCGTGCTGCCCGTGTCGCATACTGTTTTCATGCTGCGGCCTCCAGATACGCCTTCAAGCGCTTGATCCGCTGCTTCTGGCAAGTGACCATAGCTTGGGCGTACTCAACCCCAGCCTCTGCCCTCAGCAGGTCATGCTCCGCATGCAGCAACTCATGCACGGCGGTTTGTGCTGGCGGCAGCATCTTGAGCGTTGACCGAAATTCTGTCCACATGTACTTAAACATCACTTGCCCCCGCTCTGATTACGCGCTGAGATTTGCCAGATTTACCTGGCCGTCGCTCTCCTGTGTCAACAATAAAACCCTTGTCTAGCAACGCACGAAACCTAGCCGTGATTGATGAATACGGATAAGTTGGGTGCATTGCAAGAATCTGGTCACTGATGCAACCCTTGTCTCCAAAGGTCTTAATGGCTTCATAAACCAGACCTTCCAGCTTGGTCGAGTCAACAGCATTTGCTGCTGCATGACTTGTGTCTGGGTCATTTGTACGAACAAGTTTTTTTGCCGGAGTACCAAAAATATGCTCAAGACGCTCAAAAAGATCGTATGTTTTCATAAGCCACCTCAAAATGGTATGTCTTCATCTGGTTGATCAGCTTGCCGTGTGCGGTCTTGGGGCTTTGGGTCATTCATGTATGCCCAGCCATCCCACCCGCCTTCGCGCAACGGGATCACATCAATTTTGAGCATTGGGCCGTTCTTTGTGTCGATCACAGACCCAATTCGCTGGTAACGCTTCTTTGTTTGGCCTTCGCTGTTGCGGTATTCACCAACGATGCACGATATTTCTTTGACTACTTTTGACATTTTTACTCTCCAATGATTGATTTAAGGGCGATAACTTTGGCGTCCACTTCCGCCAAAAACTTGAGAACTTCTTCTTCGGTGGTCTTAAGCCAGTCTGCATTGCGCTCGACTCTGTAAACAAACAACTGTGCCTTGGCTGGCATTCTGGGATCGAATACAACATAGTCACACCAAGAGCGGTCAGCGCAACGCATCTGCCACTGCATCTGTGCGTAGTACTTGGCATCTACAGGATTAGCTCCCTGAGAGTAAGACAGCCAGCATTCCAGAGCAGTGCTTGATGATGGGCATTTGATCTCCACCATTCCATCGTCACCCACCAGGCCATCGGGTGAAGCTCCAGCGGCTTCAATGTCGGGGTGAGGTACAAACCCCACCTCTTCAACCATTTGTCCCGTATGAGCCTCGTAAGCAGCTCTAGCAAATGGTTCTTGCTCTACGCCGTGAATCATGGCCGCATTGGAATAAGACTCAGCGCGAGCACCTGTAATCCTCTCTAGCACCAACTGCGTCATGTAATTATTCCGGCTTGCAGAATACCCAGATTTTGTTTTAGCAAGAAGGTCAGACAAACGGCTAGCCGTCACTCGGCCCAAGCGCTGAATGTGCCATGCTTCGGTTCGTTGTTCAATTAAATCCTGTTCCATGTTGTGCCTTTCGTAATAGAGCTAACAGTTTGAAATGAAATGTTGAATTGATTTGCGATGTCTTTAAGCAGTCGCTTCTCACTTCTAAGTTGAATTATTTGAGTTACCTGGTCGTCAGTCAGCTTTGCGGTTGGGTGTCTTTCGCCACGCAAAACGGGTCGGCGCTTTTTCTTCATCATGTCCTGAGTGTTTTCTTTTGGTGTGCCAACAAACAAGTGTTCGGGATTGATGCAGCTTGGGTTATCACATAAGTGGCACACAAGTAAACCGGTTGGAATTTTGGCAACATGAAGCTCATAAGAAGCCCGATGCGCTCTTATCTGTTTCCCACGGTGATGTGTAAGCGTCCCATAACCGTCTCTGTCTTTTGCTGCCATCCAGTTCCAGCAGCCGTTTTCAGCTACTTCATAACGTAAAAGTTTTTTTGCAATTGGTATAAGTGGTGGGGCCATCATGATTTCTCCTGTTTAGCGCGCTCAACTCGTGCTTTTTTGGCTTGAATGACTTTTGCTTGAAGTGCCTGATTGCCTTCGCAAGCATCAAGTGCGTCTTTGTATATCTTTGCTAACTCCTCACTGCTACCACTGCCTTCAATTGCTAACAGGTGATCAGTGATGTCTGGTGTCTTAACCTCGGGGCGGCGGCTGGCGCTGTTGCCATCATCATCTTCAGGCGCAATCCCAGCTGCTGCCATCAGCGAATACCTGCGAGCGTAAGTCAGCGCTGAGCCGTAGCCCTGCGGGTCTTGTTTGGCAGCGGGAACGTGGAGGATGCCGCATTCCAAAGTTTCGCCACTTTCGTGAACAAAGACTGTTTCCACCATTACGCCGTTTTCGCAGTCGTAGCATTTCTGGATCAGTGCTATCCCGTTGTCGTTCAAGCCTGTAATGACGGCCTCTACGCAAGCCGAAAGGTCTGCATAACGGCTGCGGAAGTGCGGGTTGGTGCTGGTTTTGAGGGCAGGGCCAAAGGCTTTTTGAGCCTTGACAAGTGCGGTGGCGATATTCTTCATGCTGTGTACTCCAGTGCTTGCAGTTTGCTGATTCGCTCGTTGATGTCGTTCACGGTTTTTTGGTAGTGGGCCATGACTTCTAGCTTTTTCTCTTCAAGCGCGGAAATCTGTTGTGCGCGTGGGTCGTAATCGTCTGGCACTTCGATCTCGACCTCTTGTTCACAAACATAGGACAATGTGTCATCGTCTGGAAGACGCGCATAGAATATTTGATATTCCCCGTCTTTTTGCCATGCGTATTTTCTAAAGTGCAGAAAGGCTGTAAGTTTGAGTTTCATGATTTCTCCTGTGTAAGTTCAAGTAAAAGTAGATTGAGTTCTTCAACGAATGTGTCAATTACCGCGTTTTGGCTTCCAATGTGGGCCTCAAGCAGTTCAACATAGCAAGCAATTTGGTCTTGCGCGTTGCCACCGTTCTTGAAGGCCAGTTCTTTAAAGTAAGCTAGGTCGTTCATGCGTCCTCCGCAAGCATTGTTTCAATGCGTTGAATAATTGCGGGGTTGATGATGTCCATAAAGTCTTTGTGTGACCCATCGACATGGATCGTAAAGACTGTGTAAAAGGTCGGCCAGCTAGGGCTGATCTCTGTGGCTGCTTCACCCTGTTCTTTTTCCGCAAGGCCGGTGAAGCGAAAGCCGTCTATCATTTCGTCAAAAACTACATTCATGCTATCTCCTAAAAAGACCCCTACGAAGTGTTGAGGCATGCGGTGATTGTAGAGTCTGCTTAACACCCGTCAAGCCTTTTTTGTAGGGGTTTTCCCTTGTTAACAACAAATTTGATTGTGTAGTAGAATTGACCAATGACAAAGCAAGAAGCGATTGAAAAAGCTGGTTCACAGTCCAAGTTGGCAAGGCTGCTGGGCGTGACCAGGGGTGCGGTCTTTCAATGGACGGCTCTCCCACAAGGCCGCATGTACCAGTTGATGGTCATCAGGCCAGAGTGGTTCAATCGGCTATAATTTTTTTGAAACACGGCTAGGCTGAGCCTGATCTCTCAGTCGAAAAGGGTTACACCCTCCCCTGCCGCAGTTTCTTTTAAGGGTGCGTAAAAGGGTAAACAATGCACTACTACCGACACCATATCGGTGACTTTTTAAAAGACACTGGGCATCTCAGCAATGACCAGATGGGCATCTATCTACGGATGCTCTGGAAATACTACCTAGACGAAAAGCCATTGCACAACGATTGCGAAAGCATTGCGTTTGCTATGCGTTCGGATGAAAAAACAGTGCATCTGATCCTGCGCCATTTCTTTGTTTTGCAAGGCGATGGATGGCGGCACAACCGATGCGACAAGGAGATTGCTGACTTTCATGGCAAGAAAGAAAAGGCGGCAAACAGTGCGAACGCAAGGTGGAGTAATGCGGTAACAATGCGAACGCATACCGAACGCAATGCGAATGCACCTGTTTTCTATGCTAACCAAGAACCAAGAACCAATAACCAAGAACCATTGTTGAAGAAGCAACGCGGTTCGCGCTTGCCTCAAGACTTTGTGCTTTCAAAGGAATGGGCAGACTTCTGCACACAGCAACGGCCAGACCTTAATTTGCAGAACACCTTCGATTCGTTCAAAGACTTTTGGACGGCAAAGGCTGGGTCTGGTGGCGTAAAGCTGGATTGGCTGGCGACATGGCGAAACTGGGTTCGCAATCAGTCTGTCCCGAAGTCATCTTTTGCTCAGATCAATGCTGACATAGCCCGAACAACAGTGCCTAGAAATTCAAGTTATGAGGACACGCAACGCCGATTGAGGGAGGAGGCTGACAGAAATTGCACCGGCCCCTCATT